CCAGTTCCACCAATGAACCCCGTTACGCCAGTAGCTCCAGTTCCACCAATGAAACCTGTCGCTCCGGCTAACCCCGTACTTCCGATAGAGCCAATCCCAGCTACTATTCCACTACCATTCCAAAATAAATTTGAACCACTGGCATATAAAATATTATCTACTACTGATGGAACACCACTAGGTATTCTAATTCCGCTAGCCGCAGTAATTCTACCAGAAGTAGAAATGTCTCCGTTTGGAAACCATCCGGAACTACTCCAACTTAATACATTGCCAGACTGAATGCCACCCGTGTAAACTGGAAATCCTTGGATCTGCGAAGCATTCCATTGGGCAATTCCACTACCAACTTTTGCAGGAGCAAGAGATATAATCCACGGAGGATTGATATAGTTTCCAGTAGTGTATACTAAATTATTTAAAGTAAGTCTATTGCGTTGAATTAATGGCATTATTTTTTCCTATAACATAGACAAACATTAGTCCAGTGTAATTTTCAATGATCCGCTTGGAGTGATGAACTGATCACCTTCTCTTATATTTCTTGAAGATGATAAGGCTGCAAAGAATAATATATTTCCACTGGCCGGGGAATCTGATATGAAAATTCCAGAGACTTGTCCTATTGCGGCAGTTGCTAATGGGAACTCTATAGCGTAATTATTATAAGTTGCCATACTAGAATTTAATTCATATGGATTAGCCCATCTATTTCCACTAGATATATACTGCTGTCTAGCATATGACCCTATAGTTGGTTCGTCCGTAATTCCAGACTCTAGATTGTTTACTATAAAGCTCTTGTTTAATCCTATGTATAGACTAGATGGTGCTACATATGGCACTTGCTTGAAAATATGATTTAATATTCCAGACTCAAGATAATTACTAAAAGCGCCCATATATTTCTCCTGCATGTAAATGTATTATTCAATATTTTATACACAATAAAAAAAGAACGGGCGATTAAACCCGTTCTATTTTTAATTATTTTCAATCTTCTAAAATTAGAAGCTAGCAGCAAGGACTCTACGATTGTCCAAGACGCCAAATCCAATTTCAGCCCAACCGTAATAACCTTGACGTTGACTTCTGTGAAGGCCTTCGTCTTCGAAGATTTCAACTTCTCTCTTGACTGGCATAACAAAGCTATCTCTAGCATTGAGATCCAAGCCAACGATGAGTTCAACATCAGAGTTAGGACCGATAGATCCACCAAGATCACTGGTGAAGAATGTTTGATATTCTTGGCCATCGCCAAATTCAAACAAGCCATTTAGATTGATACCAAAAATTCTGGTAATTGGCGCACCACCATCAGCTGATTGGTAAACTTCACGACGAGATGTGTCGTCAAGTTGATCAATACCCCAGTTGCGAACGTCTTCGATAGCTTCTGGTGAAAGATAGAAGTCTGTTAAGCGACCAGTCGCAGTAACACTGTTACCACCACCGTTGCGCAACATGACGGTCTTAGCCAATGAGATTAATCTCTTGGTGAATTGGCCAGCAGCAGCATCGGCGTCATATACGAGGATATTACGGTCAACAGCAGCGGCAAGAATTGTGTGCCAGCCATCATCGTTAATCTTCTTAACGAAACCAGCTTCAAGAACTTGCATTGCACGGGCAACGATGTCCCAGCGAGCTTCGCGAGCATAACGAAGAAGGAAGTCAATGCTGTTGGTGATGCCATAGGTATTAACCATGACGTAATCGCCTTCAACATGCTTTTCAGGAATACGACCGTGGCCCGGATTGGTATAAGCGGTATAATCGCGTTCTGTACCCGGAGCTAAAAGGTCAAGAGGGAATTCAGGAGAAGCACCGGGTTCAAGAACCATCTTCTCGTAAATACCTGTGACGACATCTCCAAACATGATTCCTTTTCTCAAAGGAAGTTCAAGAGCTTTGGCAATTTCTCTCTGTGCATCAAGGGCAACAGACTTGTCTGAATTGCCAGAACGCTTGAGAAGTTCGATAAATTCATTACTTGGACGTGTTAACATTCTGATATTCTCCTATTTCTATTAATTATGGAAGGTTAATTTCAACTTTAGCATAGCCATCAGTATCTTTAGCTGATAAGAAACGACCAATTCTTACAGCGCCTGAGTCCAAGGAAAGGGCTTTGCCAGATGTAGAAATTAATCCACTTTCCGCAACATAGGCTGCATCCCCAGCGGCTGGAGTACCAGATGTTGAGATTCTATTTGTAAGAACATAGCCCTTACGAAGAACTGTAACTTTGCCGCCCTTTTGAACTTCGTCTTTGTGCCAGTTAATGTGCTGACGTGTTAAGTCAATATTAACCATATCATTTAATAGAACACCCATTGCAACCTTACCAGAAGGATTAGCAACGTATGTAACAACATTCAATGAAGAATCCATAGCAGCGCCTGAAGGGGTGCTACCAGTGGCGAGCGTAACAATGCCGCCTCTTTCAGCTACTTCATTCATGAAAAATGAAACATCTGTTTGGAATTCGTAACGATCACTTTTTAATGCCATTTTAATAAGCTCCTTAATTACTTAATATTAGCTGTAGTTTTAAGAACATTCTTGCCAAACCAGTCACTTGCAAAAGATCTAATTGATTCTTCTTCGGCTGTTTCAGCCATAGGAATATCTGTTAAGTCGGCTTCTGCTGAATCTAATTCGCTAGCATCCACTTCGTTTGCATCAATTTCGTCTTCAGCCTTTGCATTCTTTTTAGCTTTATCGCCTTCAGGTCCAGTTGGCTTTTCACCTTCCTTCATTTCTGTAGGAGTTTGCTTGGCCTTTGCAGCCATCTTAGCCTTCTTTAATGCGGCAACAACAGAGTCAAACATCTCATCTTCTAGAGATTCAAACTGAGCTGAAGTTTCTTCAACTTCAGATTCGTCTAAACCAGCTTCAGCTAATTCAGCCTTACGCTTTGACATTTGCTTTTCTTTTTTCATCTTGATCATCTCTTCAAACATTTTTTTCTTGTCTGTCTTTTCAGCAGCAAGAGCTTCTTGAGCTTCGGCAAGTTGAGCTTGAAGATCGGCAACAGTGGCCTCAACTTCAGACTTAGCTTTCTTGGCTTTTTCAGCTTCTTCTTTCATTTTGCCAGCTTCTTCTTTCATCTTATCTTTTGCTTCTTTTGCTTCCGCAAGTTCGGCTTTTAAAACTTCTAAATCATCTTGCATATTGATCTCCTGTGCTTTTGATTCGTTAAAAATAATTGATGTTTGTTTGTTTAAAATAACGCTACGAGGGTTTGCTGGTTTTTTAACAAGTCCAACACCAGAAAATGAAAAATTACGTAACAGTCTACCTACTTTATACCCATTATATTCACCTTTGCCTCCATAAGCTCTTAAATGCTTAGTTAAAAAAGCAGAAGTTTCTTCTCTTCTGACAACTTTTTGTGAGCCTTTAGAGTCAATTAAAGCGTAGTCAAATGATGGGAATAAACACTCCATTGAAACATGCCAAGTATTGCCAGCTTCAACTTCAGCTATAATATCTCTCATGCGAGATTTTAATTCTGGATCTGACCAACTAGTATATAATACAGAGCCAATAGAAATATCAAAATAGGCAGGTAATTGAGATACATCATTAATATCATCTATCTTATTACCTTCTTGATCTACTACATAACTTCCAGTTATATGACCAATAATATCTTTTTCATCGTGCATATAATTGAATTGTTTATCTTCGGGCGTAGATCTGGCATTCCACATCTCAGCCGCATCAAACACATCGTCATTTTTATTCCATCCAGCACTTGCTAAAATTGACTTAATATAATATAAATCTATTTGATCTTTATTTTCAGCAAATGCTTTACAGCTATTAATTTCAACCTGTGTTGGTAAATATGGCGAAGCTTCAGAACAAAATGCTATAGAATTGTTCTGTATTAAGTTTGCTATACCATCTTTAATCTCTGACTTAAATATATTCATAGTGCTATTTTACCTCGTAAAAATATACACATTAATCTTCAATAGATGACAAATCTATAAACACAGAAGCGTATATATATTTCATTTCGTCTACTGTTGGTTTTCTTGAATTACTATACACAAAACTTTCCATTTCTTCTGCAACTTGTTCTAAAAATTGATGCGAAGGTTTATGTCCATTTTCAATAAGATCTTTAATTATTTCTGGATTTAATTCTATAAAAGGTTCTAATCCAGTTAATAAGCATAGCTTTAAATATTCTAATTGACTAAATTCAGCCTTTGTTAAACTTCTAACATTCTTTTTATTGTAGAAATCTAGCATCATTGGAGTAACTTCATCTGCTATAGATTTTTGAATATTATAAGCCCATAAGACTGCTGTAGCTTCTTTTGACTTTGGCTGTACAACCTTAGTTTTTCTTTTAATTTTATCTTTTTGATTAGTGGGCCTACCTCCTTGGGGGTTTGGCACAGATTTAGCCGGAGCTGGCGATCCACCACCAAATGGTTTAGGAGCAGCAATTGGAATATCTATTTTTGGAAGATCTAGCTCATCTTCATAATATGAATCATCAACCCCATCTTTTGTAACAAGTATTTTTGCCACATCAGATCTAATATTTGGATTATGATATGGGCTTGCTTTGAATGGAGTATAATTATCATTCCTACGGCTTTGCTCTTCTCTTCTAACGCGAGTTTTTTCAATGTCGGGCATTTCTCCAAATCTCTCTAATATTGTTTGATCTGAGAGTATCCCTCTATCTGCAAGATTAATTAAGAGTTGTTTCTCTGCGGATTCGTCAGATAGAATAATATTATCAAATCTAATTTGTGCAGGAAATCTAAAGCCCATAGCTTTTTGTACTATCTCGATTTCCTTTTTCCAGAATTGAGTTAACACATGTCTACCATATTCAAGTCTCTCAATGAGAGTTTTAAGTGAAACATAATTATTTGAGTATCCACCACCTCCACCACTAGCTCCGGTTAGAGTAGGGGGTATGCCTAGACCAGCATAAATAGAGGTCAATACTGGTTGATATTTTTCACTGCCAAGGAATTTGTAGACTTGAGATTGACTTTCTTTAAAATCAATTTCTGGACCCCATACAAGATCCATAGTACCACCGCCAGTATTACTAGCTAAAATATCTCGTAGTTTATTAATAACGTCTCTCTTTGGAATAATTTTATGGTCAAGGCTTCCGATTCTCCACAGTCTAATTTGAGATATAGCACCATCTAGAGCCGCTAGATCTGCTAGTTTCATTTTTTCTAACATCACAAGATCATCTAGGATAGAGTAAAGCATAGGATTAGCCCAAATTAGCCAATCGTCTTTTTTATAAAAGAAAACTTCAATTTTTTCTTTATCAAGTGGTATCTGTCTTTTGCCTTCAGTTATTTGTTTTTGAATATCCGGAGGTAG